TTTGTTGGTTGTTTCAGGTGGGTAGTTTTTAGATGGGGTGGCGTAAAGACCGAATTGCTCTAGCTTGGAAAGCGGAATAATTTGCAGATTGGAGATGCGGCGGTTGTGGATGGTCCGTTCGCAATCGCCAGTGATGACGCCGGCGTGCTGCATCTGTTTTTTGAAGACGCGGTCGCTCTTGACCGGAAGGCCATTCCACTTTTCGCGCAGGGCTGGCGCGGTCGATATGTGATCCATGATGTGACTGGTGCGTATCAGTAAGGCCGCATCGTCATCGTTACCCTCCCAAGTAAACGGGAAGGTAAAGCGCCCGGCGGCGATCTCGGAAAGAGCTGTTTCCATAATCCACACCCATGGCTCGCGGTCGGCGCTGGTCTCGCCGATGTGCCGGTTCATCTCTTCGATCAAGTGATCATCGAAATCGCCCTGCGAATGCTCAATGCCGGCGAACTCGCAAAGGTATTGCCATGCCATGAAGACGGCGGCGTAGTTGCCGGACATACGCAATGCACCTTCGTCCTGGCCGCTGGCGCGCGAAGAAGAAAGAAAGATCGCGCGGATCTCGCGGTAGCGATTCAGCACTTCGGAACGTGACAGCCTTGAAAGGAATTCCAACCAGGTACGCACGGGGAAACGTGGCAGATCGTCGGGCAACAGGGGCCCTTTCTTCCCGGTCAAATCCGTGCGGATGATCTTGCCCAGGAGCGAACGAACCGGAACGTCTTCGCCGGCCAGCAGGACCGGAGCGGACAGCAGGTATTCCGTCATTTCCGTGCCGCGACGTGTCACCGTGTACTGGTAGTTTTCTTGCAACATGCCGACCGCCTTGTCGATCACGTCTTGGCGCCGTGCGGACAGCTCTTCCCACCCAACAGGATGCGACGTATGGCTGATAGAGGTCAGCAGACGAAATTCCGTGGTCAGCGACTGGCCGGAAAACATCGTCATTCCGATGGCGCGCTCCAAACGCTTGATCAACGTCGACTTACCGCTGCCCTTGTCCGACTGGATCATCATGTGCGGCCAGAAGCCCAGGAGCGCCTTCAGATGTCCGCCGAGTGACCAGGCCAGAGGGAAAGTGGCGGCATTGCGTTTAAACGTCGCCTGGAACGCGTTAATCACTTCCTTCGCGTCACGGGCTGTGCCGGTCGGAAAAGTCAGGTTGTGATACGGACATTGCTTTTCCGGCTCCGTGAAGTAGCAGTCCGGCCCCTCATTCACTATGAGGGAGCCATTGCGCCAAGCCAGGCCGACAAAGTTGGCGGCATGCCGCGCGCCGAGATCTGCGGTGCGCTCCAAAATGTTGACCATGCGAGAGAAAGCGCCGCCGGCCCATACAGGGCCGAACTTCTTCCAGCCATCGATGTTGTGGAGCTGCTCATCCATCATGACGCGCCGTTGCAGCGCGGCGCCATGGCGCGGAGTTTGCACCGAGACGGCGAAATAGACCGCCGGCTGGTTATCCGGATCTCCGGTCATGGTCGACGTGGCACTGGCGACCGACACCCGCGAGATAGAAGCGACACGGAAGCCGGCCAGGTCGGAGATGACCGGCGTTTCTACAGTTTCGCCGTCGCTGTGTTCGTGCTTGTCCACCTTGCTGATGTAGCTGGTGAAATCCTGACGGACTCGAAACTTCCAATACTGAGAAAAGTCATGTGGTGGCAGATAGACGCGCTTGCGGCCAAGTGTCCCGGCCTCGCCCGGCAGGCCAGGAATGAGCCAATGTTCCAGCCGGCCAAGCCAGATCTTCAGATCGTCGGCGCCACGCGCCAGCAGGACGTCGTTGACGTCATTGAGCGGCTTGCTGTCCTTATCGAACCAATCGGACTGGTCAACCTGAATCACGCCGATATTGAGCGCGGTAAGCCGCTCAATGAGCCGCCACGCCGCCTCAGGTCCTGGCCGATGGCCCGCCTGCTTGTGCCCCTCTGGAAATGGTGGATCGTTGTCCAGGCACGCGATGACCTGCTTGCCGCGCAGGAAGGTCCAGTCGACAAGATCGACGTTGCCAAGACCGCGCAGAGCAATGGCGCAAGCGCGGTGATCCGCCGTCTCAATCGATAGGCAATTGATTGCCGATTCAACGATGTAGACGGTTGAGGCCGCTTTCAGGCGGCGCAGATCTGACGTCCAAATAACGCCATCCTTGTCACCCTGCGACTGCGTCTTGACGTCGCCGTTCGCCGCAGCATTCAGAAAGCGCATGTCGACGGCACGAACCATCGTGGTTTGAAGATCCCGGACGATGAAGGCGGCAGCATTACCGCCGTGGCCGACCTGCCCTTCCGCCACATTGTCCGATTTCCACGTGTTGAACCCTAGCGTCTTGTTCCGGATCGCGGCGTCAATCACCGCATCGCTAATACCACGCCCATTAAGATATTCACGGACGCCGGTGGCCTCCTTGATGCATTTGTCTGCAATGTACTCAGAGCGCGATTTCTCACGCGCTGCCTGGGCTGGCTCCGCACGCTTGTCGAACGGAATGGCATACGTTTCATGCAGCCAGATCATCGCCTCGCTAACGTCCGACATGCCCTTGACGTACATCACAAAATCGACGCACGATCCCTTTGCGAATGGCTCGCCATCGGCGCTGTAGTCACGGAAATGCTTGCCGGCCTTATCAATTCCGATAGATGGGCTTTTGTCCGGATGATGTGGGCTGTGATAGTTCGCTTCTTTGCCCGGGCCACGTGTTAAGCCCAGGCGCTGCGCGAGGTCATGCAGGTCAATGCGATTTTTCAGTTCTTGGATTGATGCCATGTTCAGTCTTCGTCGCCGGCAGCGCGGCGTTTCAAATCAATAAATTGGTCTTGGGGCAAGCGAGGTTGCGAATCGAAACGGATGCGTTCCAGCGGTGCCGAATAATGGTAAAAATCAGATTCCGGCAGCGATGCACTCGGCTCGTCCGGAAACAGGTTGTCGGGGATGTGATCGCGCCAGCAGTGCGCAATCGCAGTCAACGTGGAAAGCAAGAGTGGCGACGCGGTCTCCAACGGAACAGTGATGCGCAGCGCACGGTGCACACGTTGCAGATGTTCAAGCGGGACGTCCGTCAGAAGGCTGGCGCTGGTCATCATTCCCCTCTCGTCGTGGAAGCAAGGAAGTTGAATTTTTTGCGTTGTTGAAACTGGCGGATGCGGTCCGAGGTCGACTGAGGTGGACGCTTCGCCGATGGATCGCGGCGCGCCCTGGATGCATCGAAAGAGAACTTGCTGGACGACTTAGCCATCACCATTCCCCTGCGATCCCGCCGAGCGCATCCAACGCCACGGCGATCTTCTTGGAGATTGCACGACCGCCCTCGTAGACCACGCTCCATTTCAGTGGATGTTCTCTAATCGATTTCAGCTTGAGCATCGACGCCGCGTAATGGAACTCAGGCAAGTCGCTCGTCAAACGTTTACGCCAAAAAGTCTTGTTGCTTTCCAGCTCGGTGAGCACACACGATGTGTCTGTTGACATAGTTCACTTTCTTCAGGATGAGCAAATCCCGCATGCCTGTTGAGAGGCATTGCACGTGGTTGAAACCAATAGGAAAAATTCAGCTGCTGATTAGCAGCGGTACGGCGTCAAGGCGGTTCCATCTGGAGCGCCAACTGTGCTTCGGCGATGTGGGTGACCAGGCCAGCGCGGTTGATGTGCGCCGACAGCGGCAGACGCACCTGATGGTTCGGCACTGCCGGCGGCGACAAGGTGCGGGCCGCCTCCAGAGTGGCGACCCAAACAAAGCCGCAACGATGGTTGCGGCAAACAAACGTGATCTCGCGCAGGGTCAGGGACAGCGTCTTGCTTGTCCGAGCTATCGCCCTCGACTCGCAGTGAGGGCATTTCATCGATACACCGCCATTCATTGCTGCACTCCTTTGCCGGCCAAATACAACGACCGGCCACGCCCGGTGGTCTGCCGGGCTTGGCGGCGCAAACGCGACTTGGCAAGCCACTCTGCGGCCTGCTGCACGGTGTCTAAGCCCTGTTGCACACGGATCTTCTCCAGCATGTCCAGCTCGTCGTCGGTAAAAATGGTTTCCTGATCAGGCATCTTTTTGTCTGCCGAAAATCAGCTGTTTGCGGCCTTCGCGCAGACGTCGTCGCGCGATAAGCTGGTGGTGTTGTCAATGCCGAGCAGCAAGGCGGCTTCACGGATGACGAGCTGACGCAGCAAAGTGGATGGCTGTTCGCCCTGGTAGTTTGCGAGCGCAGTGATCAGGTCATGTTCGTACTGATCAAAGCGCAGCGTCAGGCGGTTATTTCGTAGGCGTTTAGGATCTGGATACATGACTTGCCCCCTATGGTTTGACGAGATCGGCTTCGTAGGCTTCCAGGCCGCGCAAGAAGATCATGCGAGCGAAGGTCGCACGGGAACGCACCTCATCAGAGGCGTATTTGTCGGTCTTCTGGATCTCGTCCGGCGTCAGAGGGATGGCAATTGGCTTTGCTTTCGGATCGCGGGGCGTACGAGGGGCAATAGCTGATGTTGTCATAATGTATCATTAAGATTCATAACGGATTACTGCGGATATTAGTGCACAAATGAGCACTTGTCAAACAAAAGTGAATAAATGAGCACCATCGGAACACGACTGAAGGAAGAGCGCCAGCGCGTGGGTTTGAATCAGGACGACTTCGCTGCCCACGGCGGGGTGAAGAAGCGCGCGCAGATCTCCTATGAACAGGATGAGCGGTCGCCTGACGCCGAATACCTGGCAGCGGTCGCTGCCAAGGCTGGCGTTGACGTGCTGTATGTGTTGACCGGGAAACTCGCGAACGTGACGCTGACGGACGATGAAACTGAATTACTTGTCGGCTATCGCAAGATGGACATCAGGGCGAAGGCTGGCGCGCTGGGCATGATTGGCGGGTTCAACGCACCAGCACCTGTCTTCCATGGTCCCGTTGGTCAGAACATCTATGGCGACGTGACGGCGCCGAATACCGTCAACATGCCGGTCGGTAAAAGCAGCAAAGAATAAAGAGCATGCCGCCGCGCGCCGGTGGCAGCATCACCAAATCGGGGGAACCATGAAAGCAGCAACTGTCGCCAGTTCGGCGATTTTTTTTCTTTGCAGTGCCGCGCTTGCTGAAACGCTTACGGCACCTGCCGACACGCAAAAGCTGCTGTCGCAAATTCCGGTGACCGATAAGAGTTTCGGCTACAAAAATCTCGCTGAACGCCTGCCTAATCTGGGCATGACAGTTCAGTCGATTCGTGTCGAAAAAGTAGCCAAAGGCGAAGAAGAACCTCCCGTGTTTAAGGTCGGCGACGTGATCATCACTATCAACACGTCCGAGCCAAACGGCGCGGTCCGCTCTATCTGCCAAATAGCCGGCAACCCTTCATACGTGAGGCGCGGAAACAAGTACATTGCTCAGAATCGCACCGCGTACTGGCTGATGACAAACCGTTGCGACTTCAAAGGATAGACAACACGGTCGCGCATAAGCAATAAGAATAGGCAGGCGATGAGTGACAGAAAAGAATTCCATGGATGTGTCGGACAGAACGTTTTCGGGAATGTGAATGAAGCACCACGCAACAACATCTTTCAATTGAATATCGGGACTACAGATCGACGCTCGCTGACTTCATTGCAGCGAAAAATGATCACCACTAAGGTCAAGGAACTGGTGGCGCGTGGTGGTCTCGATCCTCTGGACGTGTATCGAATCCTGCTCTCAGATTTTGGAGTGGATACGATGGACGAATTCCCACGCGACAAATATGTTGAGGCAATGTTTGTCTTGGACTACTGGGTCGCGGAACTTGCCGATAGCCGGCAAAAAGATCGCCAGCGTGGAAGACCCGATGATTGTTCCGACTCCGGCAACGTCGCTCAGGCTGTTGCGCTTTCCATTGAGCCGGTAATAAAACGAATGACCGGATATTCGCTTGCAATGCAATCAATTCTTGCCGTCCTACTAACCGGCGCATTTGTGTTTGCAGTCATCTTTAAGCCTGTCATCGCCGAAGCACAGGGTGAGCAGCATGACGGCTGCAGCATTGATGGAAAATCGTTTTCCGTTGGCAGTTGGGCAAAAATGCCGAATGGTGAAATTCTAGAATGTGTTGACTCCAGCGATCATTCCGCCGCGTGGTCTGGATCACGGAGTCGTAAAGCGGCACTAGACAAGGGCTAGGTGAAAACATGGGTTCGATGGTGCATCTCACTGCTGGGTCGGTGGAAATAGATTGGGGGAAAAATCAAGGTCTCACTTACCACAACTCTCTGTTCAGAGAGGGTGACCAGACTGTTGGCCCGTATGCTTACGTGAACATCGATGACGGATCGCCGATTGTCGAGTACAAGCAGTGCCTAGCCCGCCCACTTGGCACATTGACCAGACGCCTAGATCTATTGGGGTATTCAATGGCCGAATGTGAACTTCACTATCGAGTCGCGATGCATTCCCTGGCGTTTGAGGAGGGTGACCCAGACAACGACTTCAATAAATTCGTCAACGTTGTGCGATCACTCCCATGGGAAGAGGAAGGCCCGCATAAAGACATCGCGAGAACTGCGCGTCGAGCCGTAGAGTCAAAACTGATCACTGCTGAAGACGAGCTGATGCTGGTTTGGGCACAAAGCATGCATCCATATGTACTGCTGCGAATCCTGGCTGATGATCCAAAATTCAAGTCGCTTCCAGTCCGTTGGTTGTTTGCAGACGTAGTAGACGGTGGCTGGATCACTGAAGAATCCGTGAAGCCCGGACCGGTATCGCACGGCGAAAGATGGATTGTGATCACCGAAGGCACTTCAGACGCCTTTATTCTGAAGAAGAGCCTAAATTCTCTTTACCCCGATTTGGAGGATTTTTTCGATTTCATCGATATGACCGAGCGCAATCCGTTTCCCGGTGTCGGAAACATAGTCGCACTGTGCCGGGGGCTGAAGGTCATTGGTTATGCAGGTCGTATGCTAATTGTGCTGGACAACGACACTGCCGGCAGGGGCGCGTTATCTGAAATCACCGCTTTGGGCATTGAACACTCCGTAAAAGCGATCTGCCTGCCGAATCTAGATACACTGAAAAACTTTCGCACGTGGGGGCCAGCCGGCGAGGGCCGCGACGATATCAATGGCCGTGCGAGTGCCATTGAATGCTTCTTAGATTTAGAGATGGATAACGGATCTGAACCTGCGGTGCGATGGACTGCCTATGATCGTAAGCTACAGTCCTACCAAGGCGAGCTAATAGCCAAAGATGACTATACACGTTACTTCAAAGAAAATTTTCCACGAGAAGAATCGTACGACAGCAGTAAGCTACGTATCCTTTGGGAATACATTTTTTCTGTGTGTGCTCCTGCCCATGGAGCCACTGTTTTCGAGATGTACGAATGAGACTGCCGAATCACGTGCCAGTCGGCTCAGTCATTTGTATACTCGTCGATTAGCTCGCGACGCTCCGTGATCTTCGCCCATTCCAATTTTGCCGCCCGCCGCGCGGTAAATTTGGTGGCGTAGACCTTAGCCAGCTTCTTCGTGCTGCCCTTCTTCCCGGCCAATTCGGTGCCCGTTTTCTTCGATACCTTATCTTTCCATTCTGCGGTCACACCCGTGATTCCCTTATCTGGATCTTGTGCAGGCTCGGCTGGCGACGTGTCGGCTTCTTCAGTTTTCGTCTCCAGCTCAATGTGAGTGGTGAGCCCGTTGCCAGGCGTGACGCTATGAGTCAACTTGACCGCCAGCCAATCGGTGGCGTCGATGTCAGGTTTGAAGCCACTGACTTGCACCGGTGACTGCGGCATCGCTTCCGGGACGCCCACGGCCAGCGCCAGTTCAAACGTGTAGATGCCGCGCTGTATCCGCTGCCATTCTGCGCGCGCAGCCTGCAACGCATCTGCCTCGGTGGCGAACGTTGTGCGCAGCCGCTTGGCGTTGCCGGATATACCGGCCAGCACACTACGCCGCGTCGCCCGCTTCTGGTCGTGCCAGTAAGCGCGCACGCCGCTGTAGCTGTCGCGTTCGGCAGAATGATAGCGATGTTGATCGCCAGATTTTCGCGTGATCTTTATGGTAGGCAAATCCTTGCCGCTGACCGTCTTGCTATGGTTGGCCGGCGCGAAGATGAGCACATCATTTTTGACCGTGGCGACAGCGTCGTACTGCTTGCCCAGACGGCGCAGGAAATTGGCGTCGCTCTCGCGCGTCTGGTCGACGTGCTGAATTTTCTTGCCGCGAAGCGACGCGGCACACCCGGATTTCAGGTCATGGCTAAATGCGATCGCATCAATGATCGCGCCGACGGTGGTGTCGTGGAAGCTGCGATCCTCCAGCTGGCGAAAATCATCGATCAGATCCGCGGTGCGCGCGCGCAGCGTGATTTTGTCGGGCGTGCCGCTGTGTTCGACCTCATCGACAACAAAACTTCCCTTGTTGACCAGGGCCTTCCCAAGCCACCCCAGCATCAATTCAATCTTCTCACCCTTCGGCGGGATTGCCAGTTTGCCGTCCGAATCATCCAGCGTAAGATCTAACTGATCTGCCTCACCACCACGGCACTCCGTCAGCGTCAAGCTCATGAAACGCGGTTTTATTTTCGACGTCAGGTCGGCGCCGCCGAGCGTGATCTTGAATGCCGGCTGCGTCATAGGAATTTCCCTGCGATGTCTGTCACCTTGCCGATTGCATCCTGCACGTTGGCGCTCAGATTGCCGAGACCGGCCATATCCGCCACCTGCGACACGCTGGTGATATCACCCAGGTCGCCGAGCAGCGACAGCAAACCTTCATCCTTACGCTTGAGCGTAATGGTGAAGTCCAGGCGGGCCGGGTCGCCATCGGCGCCCAGGATGCTGTGTTTCTCGTTCAAGCTGGTAATCAGGAAAGTCCCGTACACCCGGCCAGTTCCCTTTATCAATATCCACGCCTTACCCGTATCAGCCATGGCACGCACGGCATCAAGCGAGAACGCGGAGCCGGTCAGCTCCGGCGCGATCCATCCGGTGAGCGTGATGGTGTCATCGCCATCGCCGGTGAATTGAAAGGCGTCGCGGGCGCCGACGCGCGGGTTGCTGACATGGCGCCACTCTGTCTGGCGATCCAGTTCCTGATAGGCAGCGGTGTCGAGACTGAAAATGAACATGCCAAGGGCCATCATCATGGGCGATTACCTCAATTATCGTAGTCAAATAATCCAGATCGCATCCGCGATCCCTTGGCGCGATCACGCTTGTCCAGCTCGGCGGAGACCGCAGCTGCGATAGCGTTCACGTCCATGCCAGGGGACGTCTGGATGATGATCTGGATGGTGTCGTGGCTGTCGATGCTGGCCGCAGCTGCCGCTCCGCCGGCCAGCGGTGGCCGACTGTCGAACGACATCGCCGGCATGGCGGCGGTGCCGATGGCGATGCCGGCGCCGAGCTGCGCCAGTCGTTGCGAAAGGCTGGTGACCTGGGATATCGGGCCTTCTTCCCCTTTGTCCAGACCCTGCGCCAGACCCTGCATGGTGAAATCGCCCAACTCCGCAAACACGCGGCTCGGACTGTGAATGCCAAGCTTTTCCTTGAACCACCCGACCACGCTGGAGCCAGCATTGACCACGGCATCCTTCACCGTTGACAGCGCACCAGTGATACCGTTTGCCAACCCCTGCAAGATGTTCGCGCCGAACTCGGTGAACTTGGCCGGCAGATCCACACCGAACCACCCCATCACGGCAGCGAAGGCTTGATAGAACAGGCCCATAGGCGACCAATTGAGGATGAGGGCGCCAATTCCCAGGAGGCCACCAGAAAACGCCGCTGTGATGCGATCCCACAGTCCGGAGAAGAACGATTTGATCGGGTCCCAATATTGATAGATCAGCATCGCCGCGACAGCAATGGCCGTGACCGCCAGGCCGATAGGATTCATCAGCAATGCGCGGCCAAGCCACATGACCGCCGTGCCAGCAAAGCGGAACACGTTCGCCAGGCCGGTCAGCACGCTACTCAGGATGCCGCCTTGAATCCCGATAGCTTGGAAAGTGAAACGCAGCACCGCGAACGGGCCGAGCACGGACGCCAGTGCCAGCATCGCGGGACCGACTACCAGCAGCACCCCGGCCAGGATGCCGAGGGACACAATCAGGACCTTGGCCGTGGTTTCGTGCCGCTCCATGAATCCCGTGACGGCCTTGACCGCGCCAATGACAACTTCCAGCGCACTGGCATAGAGCGGCAGCACCTTCGTTCCCATTTCGAGTTGCAAGTCATGAATCTTGGCCTGCGCCTCGATCTCCTTGCCTTGCTCGGTGCCTTTCGCCAGCCCATCAAGTGTGTCGACATCGGCGGCGCCACGGTTGAGCGCCGCATTCTTGTGGATCTGGTCGCGTTGCAGATACATCTGTGAAAACAGGTTGGACGCTGTCCGGTTTGAAAAGATACTGCCGATGGTGTCCAGAACCTGATTTTTCTCAGTAATGCCCTGCTTAGCGAGCTGTGGCAGCAGGACCTTTTCCATCCATTCAAACTGGTTTTCACGGAACAGGTCGCCGCCCTTGATAGCCCCCGGATTGAGGTAGGAGATCTGCCCGACCTTGTCATGCTTGACCTTGCTCATGTCACCAATGAGGCCGAGTTCTTCCAACTTCAAGGCGGAACGCTTGGTCGTGCGCCCCTGATAGAGATTCTGGTATGCGCTCATCAGAGACGTACCGACCCGATGACCGCCCATTTCCTGTACCAGCGGCTCCATCTGGTTATAGAACGCGTCATCCTTCATGCCTTTGGCAGCAACACCACCGGTCTTGATGACGTTGAGCCATTCGTTCGGCCCAACGCGCCCGCCAGTCGCAGTCAGCACTTTCTGCACAATATTGGCTTGCTTCTCGAATTCGGCTTTGCTTGCCAGGCCACCTCGCAGCTCGATCACCTTCAGCATGTCCATGAACTTGCGGTCGTTGTCAGCACCCTTCTCTTCTCCGTACATGGCCTTGTTGGCAAACTTCATTTTTGAGAGCAGCGGCGACACCATCTCCGCGTGATGCACATCTGCAAACACAGTCATGGCGTCACGCATCAGCTCGACGTTTTCCAGCTTGCTCGTTCCGTAAGTCTTCATTTCCTTGGCGAACTTGAGTGCCTCCGCGTTCGACTTGTCTCCGAGACCGAGCGCCTTCACACGCGTCGTCTCGGTGCTGTAGTGCTTCGCTTCGGACAATGCGCCTTTGATCGGCATCGCCATCGCCATGCCGGTCGCGGAGGCACCGATGCCGGCACCCGCCAGATTCGCCGCCGTGGAGCGAGTCTTGTCCATCTGCTGGCGCGCGGCACCCATGCGCTCCTGCTGTTTGGTGATCGCAGCCAGTTTAGCCTGCTGGGCGCCGAGCTGCTCATTGGTAGCAGCGATGCTATTGCGCAAGGCACGTTCGTGCTTACCCATGCCTTCAATGCTGATGCCGGCGGCGGACATGCGATCTCGCAGAATCTGCAGTTCCTGGCTCTGCTGTTGATTGGCTTCCTTGATCGCACGGGCCTTGTTGACTGCACGGTCGAATTCCCGCGTCATTGAGCGCGTCGGATTTTCGACTTCCTTCATACGCAGCGCCAGATCCTTGACGCTCTGCTGCGCCTCTTTCAGCCTGTTGGTCCCTTCCTTCAAGCCCGTGCGCAGCTCACGGAACTCCCCGACCATCTTCTGTTGGGCGTTGAGATCCTTGAGCTGGTCGCGGGTTTCCTTCAACGCGCGGGCGGTGGCGCCGCTCTCGGCCTTGATCGCCTTGAGCGGTTTAGTGATCTTGTCCAGCATGTCCCAGACGACTTTGATCGTTAAATTGTCAGCCATTTATTTATCCGCTCCACTTCGTACCCTGGCACGTTCGCGCCAGTCCATCAATTCCGGGATCGTCATGCCGTTCATCACGTCCGGCCCCCAATGGAACACGGTCGCGATGTCCGCCATGGCATCGTCGGTCAGCTCGGGAATGCTTCCCGACGCTGCGCAGTCGTCAGCAAAAAACTTGCCACCGCTACGCCGAACTGCAACAAATCAGCCGGTGCCAGGTTTTCAACATCTTGCTGATTGAGCATCGGGCTTGTGACGCGCGGCAGGACACGATGCAGCGCCGTGACATCCATGTCGCCCAGGGCCGAGAGCGAAACGCCGCGCAGTTCGCCCGCACCAGGCTTGCGCACCACGACCTGAGTGATTTTGGTATCGCCGCGCGTAATAGGTTCGTCCAGCGTCACGGTGCGGCTGGTCAGATCTTGCTGGGGTGTTGCATTGGTCTTGCTCATGTGAACTACTCCTGTGAGGTAATTTAGCTATGAAGGAAAAGCGGTGGTCTGGCCGATGACTACAGACCGATAGCAGTGCGGATCTTGCTATTGTCCGAGCTGCCGAAAGTTTCCGTGCCGTTGATGAAATCCAGTTCGATACTGGTGGTGCCGTCGATGGACAGTTTGTAGTAGCTGCACGCGGTGCTGTATTTGTGTTGGGTGTCGTCGCCGAGCTTGGCATTGCCCATGTCGATTTCCTTGTGGCGCCCGCGCACCACGATCTCAACCGCCGTCACGTCGCCGGTGTCGTCGTTTTGATACGCGCCGGCGAAACGCAATTGCACACCGTTGTGCTTCGCGTTGCCGTATTGCTCCAGTGCCTGCTTGATGATGCCGCCGGCGGTCCATTCCAGCGTGATTGCTTCGTTGCCAAAATCAACGGACACCGGGCCCGTCATCCCGGCAGCGCGATACTCTTCCATCTTGCGGGACAGCTTGGGCAGTGTGATTTCAGGCACCATTCCCAGATATTTCTGGCCGTCATTGAACAGCAAGAATTGTTTTAGTTTGGCGGGTAAAGACATAGCGTTCTCCAGATTAGTGATAGTCGCCCGGCGCTAGGCCGGGCCAGCAGGTTGATTAAGCTGCCATGCGGCTGGAAAAGTCAGCCAGATAGCGATCAGTGATGCGCTGACGGAGCATCAGGTTTTCCAGAGGAGGAACCGGCGTGTAGTCGTAATCAATCGCCAGCTTTCCGGCCTTCAGCGTGTCTTTCGTATTCACTTCATCGTCGTACCAGGCACTGCCGTCGATGATGTAGCGGCCCTTCAGCTCGCGGAACTTGGCATTGATGCTGGCGAGCATGTCGGTCACAAGCGACGGATGCAACGGCTTG